GATGATTATAGTGAAGCTTCGGAAGGGAGGGCCGGCGTCAATCAGGAAGCCGCCCGATCCAGACTAGCAGGGACGGGGAGTGATGAGTACACGGGGATCTGGGGGTCAGGACTGGAATTAACCGAGTAGATCAGCAGGGTCCAGGTCAGGCATCAGGGACTTGACGGGCGGGAGCGTCGGCATGACGAACTGGCCTTGGCCATAGTGACTCGGGATGTAGGGGATGTTATCACGTACGGTATCTTGGAGGACGGTAATAGTCTGCTGCTGGTGACGATCGGTGTATGAGGCTAATTGGCGGGTTTCAGCAAGCTGGGTCTCAAGGAGGTCATTACGTTGGCAGAGGTCATGGACACGGCCCTCAGCGGCTGACAGACGGCTCAGGGTCGTTCGGAGTTGGGAGGCAGTAGCGTTCAATTCATCGGCCGTCGCCTTGACACGGGCGTCCAGGGATCGAGTCCTGTCCTGCAGAGTAGTAACGGTGTCAGCGAAGCCAGCGCTCACAGCCTGACGTATCTTGTCGGCCGCTCTTTCACGGGCAGACTGACGAGCGGAGAGGATTTGACCCGCTGCCTCGATGCCAACGGTTGCATTAAGGAAGGGCTCCTCATGACAGTTCACGCAGACATGATCATGAAGATATTGGCGGAGCGAGTCGGCCGAGTGGACGGCTTGTTCACGCTGGATGGACTCGCGGGTAGTGGCCAGGGCGAGGGTAGCGGCTTCGAGCTGGGACTCGAGAGTGGATATCTGAGCGGTGAGGGCGGTGTTCTCAGCTTCCAGCTCGGAAACGCGAAGACCACTAGCGGCACTGGTGAAGTGGACAGGAGGGTTTTCCACATTCAGGATGTGCGAGAGAGTGGGAACAGGGTCTGTACGCATCTCACAGGCCGCTGACACGCAACTGGGCAATGAACGTTTGGTCCAGCGGTTAGCAACGGTGGTGGAGGGGTCACAGTATGGCCGGAACAAGATTACGGAGGCCAGCGGATGCATACATCTCAGCGTACTTTGAAGTAGATGCTGGGTCAGGAATGTTCCAAAGGCCACACCACGGGGGTCAAGGTGGATCATAATGGGATCGATGCCCATGACCATTCGCCTGTGGGATTTGGAAAACACGCCTTTGGTAAGCCGTAACTGGACCATCAGGGCGGCGGCAAGCGGGTTTACGAACACGAGCGGGTGCGAAGTGATGAAGCTGGTGAGGGATGCAAGAGTAGTGGTCGCGTCGATGAACATGACGTTGAGCTTAGACACCACCTCACCATTGTTAGCTGTCATCTCGTACATGCCACGACAATCGGTCGCTCTGACAGTGTGAATGGTTAAGTCATTGAGATCCTCCTCAACTCCAGCCACGACATTGAGAACGGAAGTAGGTGCGACCCACTTGCCATTGACATGGTGAGGAAAGGACGAAAAGAAGGCGCGCTCAGCGTGGATCTCAAGACCCTGGTTGTAGAGGGGCAGGTAGCTGGGTCCAGGGGCAGGCAGGAGGTCATACACAGGAGGATGCAGGTAGCTGGGTCCAGGGGCAGGCAGGAGGTCATACACAGGAGGAGGCAGGTAGCTGGGTCCAGGGGCAGGCAGGAGGTCATACACAGGAGGAGGCAGGT